ATTTCTGCGTTGATCGCGTCTCGCTCGGATTCAAGTTGTTTGAGTGTCTTCTTCATACGTTATTTCATCTCCCCCATACCGCAGGAGTGATTTGGAGGGGTGGGTTGGGTTATTTCTTCTTAACTAGACCTCGCGACCTTGACTGAAACTCCACTCCAAGGTGATCTAACAAAGAATCAAAATCCTTCCTCAGAAGTTCATGATCAGCTCTGGTAAGATACCTGAGACTTTCAATCTGGTTTCTTGCGCGTACGTCAGTTTTTTCGTCTTCGTAGGCTTTAATTGTGAGAAATACAAGCCATCCGAAAACTACAACTGCCCCTATAATTAATGCGTCCATATTCATTCCTCTAAACAAGATTTATTGAGTGAGCAATTCAGGATTCTCGTGGATGTTGCCGATGACCGTCGCGTATCCAAAGCAATCATCGGTGCAGACCTCGACTGGCCTCGTTCCGTCGTAGATACGCATTTGCCATTCGATTCGGAAGGACGCTTGATACCAGAAGACCAATCCGACATTCGGTTTATTCTTGGCATCCTTCACAATGTCCCCCTCATAAATCTCCTTCCCGTTCTTATCTTTGAGTCCGGTGTATTGTTCGAGGACAAACCTGTCTACTGGAGCGTCTTCGATCTTACCTTCCGAGATGAAAACCAGCTTTCCAGTCTCGTACTCAAGACCCATCCAATATCGGCCTTTGATTCTCTCGCGCATCAATTTATCTTTGCTGTCCCACGCCCTGAACTTAATTGGTCTCATAATTCGTTTAAGCACGTCTGATAGATTCTCTGCGCCCCCTCCTCCGAATAGAACTTCTTATCAAGGACGTAGACGTAGTTAGCAGAGGCTCTCGCGCACTTCTCGGACTTGGCTTGGAGGGCTTGGTACTGAGCTCGCTCATAGACAAGCTGATCGCGAAGGTCGTCGGCGGCAGACCACATCACTAACGATAGTGCCAAGGTTAGAATCGGTGGGAGAAAGATAAGAAGGAGCGGTGGTCTTTGACTCATATCCTGTTTAAGATTAACTTACCCACAGTGTACACCTCTCCGTAGAGAAGTCAACGTGGAAGTTATACACAGTCTACTCCTGAGAAAACGCCCGTTTTTCTGGTGTTTCTACGACGAGAGTTTCTGTCGTGAGAATTGCTACCGCAGCAGATAACGCGTTCCTCAGTGCCGACTTCGTCACTGAGACCGGATCGACGATACCAGCGGCGATCATGTTAGGAACAACGACTCCAGCCTTTGCGTCGAAGCCACCGCCCACCGGGAAAACAATCTTCTCTGGCACGAAGAAGTTCCACCAGTGCCGACGCGTAGAGACTCCAGCATTGTCCAAAATTGTCGAAGCTGGTTTCTTACAGGCTTTCTCAATCACGTAATAACCCACGCTAGAAGACAAACCATCCCCAACAGAGCTAGCGAGCGCCATACCACCACCAGCGACGATGCCTTCTTGCATAGCAGCCTTCACGGCAGACACCGCGTCGTCGATTAAGTACTTCTTCTCCTTCGCCTCGCTCTCAGTGGGAGCGCCGATCTTAATAACAGCAACTCCGCCTGTGAGCTTCGCCAAGCGCTCCTGGAGTTTCTCCTTGTCATAGACGCTGAGTTCTGGCTTCTCGAGCATCGTCTTCACCATGGCGATGCGCGTCTCAATATCTTCCTTCTTGCCGCCGCCGCCGATCACCGTCGTCTTGTCCTGCTCGACCGTCACCTTCGCACACGTACCGTAATCTGCCGCCGTCACATCCTCGAGCTTCTTCCCTACCTCGAGTGAGATGAGACTCGCTCCTGTCAACGCACAGATGTCGAGCATCATCTCCTTCTTGCGATCGCCGTACCCAGGGGGAGCAACCGCCACCACATTAAAGTTCTTCTTGAACATGGGACCGTTCGCCGTCACGATCGTCAACGCATCCCCCTCCAAGTCCTCACAGATCATGAAAATATCCTTGCGGCCTGCGTCGATCGCAGGCTGAATCAGAGCCACGAGCTCCTTCGCCGTCGTCACGCGGTAGTCTGTGACGATCACGACCGGATCGCCGAGCTCGGCGACGAGCCTCTCGCCGTCAGTGATCATATAGCGGCTCATGTACCCCTTTGCGAACTGGAGGCCCTCGACACGCTCAACTTTAATACCGACCTCTGGGCTATCGTCGACCGTGACGATGCCGTTCTTGCCGACCGCATACATGAGCTCCCCGATCAGCTTACCTGTCTCGGTGTCGTTATTTGCGCTAATTGTAGCCACTTGTGTGAGCTTCTCCACGTCCCCGTCGATCTGGATTGCCTCCTTGTCTAACTGAACACAAATGTTGTTCACTCTCTCCTCCATCTGGTTTCTGAGCGTATGCACGTCGAGTGTAGGATCTTTCTCAAGAGCCTCGAGCGAGAGCCTCACGATCTCCTGAGCAAGTACCGTGCTCGTTGTCGTGCCGTCTCCTACTGCGTCGTTTGTACGCATCGCCGCCTGACGTACCAGATCAGCGCCCATGCGCTCGCCGATGTCTTCTGGTTCAATATGCTTCGCCACCGTAACGCCGTCCTTAGTGACGATCGGCATCCCATACCCAGGATAGATCACCGCGTTTCTCCCCTTCGGTCCCAGCGTCGTCTTTACCGCATCTGCGAGCTCGTTCACGCCACGCTTAAGCATCTCTCTCGCCTCGTTGCCGTAGTATGTCTTGCGTGCCATACAGTTATTTAATCACCGCAATAATGTCGTCGGCGTGGATGATGAGACAGTCCTCACCGCCATGCTCCACCTCACGCGGTCGCAGAGCGTCGAACATAACAATGTCGCCCTCGCCGAACGTCGCACCCTTCCGCGATGTCATCGCTACAGCCACCACACCTCTTGTGATTCTCTCCTCGTCTACCGAGTCCGGGATCTCAATACCAGCCATAAGCGGAGCCTCACGCAGAGGCCGAACGAGCACGTGGTCATTTACTGTGCGTAGTACCTGCATATCAGAACATCTCATTAAGAGTTTTAAGCGCCTCCCTGAACGTGCACTTGTCCATCGCCATCACGAAACTTATCGCGTCGCCACCCGTCGCCTCGCCGAAGCAGTACCAGAGCTTCTTACCCAGATCTACCGAGAAGCTTGCCGTCCTCTCTGCGTGAAACGGGCACAGCCCCTTCGCTCGTCCACCGAAGACGCGTATCTTCTCGACCCCGTATCTCTCAATGAGAACCAGCATCTCCACCCTCTCCAGTATCGTCTCTTTGTCAAGCGATGACTTTACATTCTCACCGCGTAGCCCCATCAGACTCTGCCATGAGCGCTCGGTCGTCGGTAGGCGATATGAGCTCTCGTGCTGAGCCTTTAGCGTCTCCCACCAGTCGCACTCCTCGTCGGAGAGCCAGTGGAAGGCGGGTAGGAGCTCGTAGTAGCCCCTCGCAGCCTTCCACGTCGGCAAGTAGTCAAATGTCGGCATCGTCGGTATCGCCAGCGGGGAAGAGCGGTCCGCTGAACATCTCAACCTCCTCGTTCTCCGTACAAAAGTTACAGAGCTGCTCGTGCTCGTTCTTACTCTCGCCACACTGAGGGCATACGCGGTTAGGGTTCATAGATACGATCCTCCAACAATTATTATTGTGCTTGCCAGACGCGCTCTGGGAACTGAGCTGAGTGCTCGAAGTCTTTCTGACTGAGACACACGACCGCCGAGGTGGCGAAGAAGTACCGCTTGCCAAACCGTACGCGCCACCACAGAGCTCTGTGAGCGTCCTCGTGCCACGCTAAGCCGTCTAAGTACTCACGCCGCTCGTTAGAAGGGTGCGACGTCACCTGTGTCGTCACGTCCTCGAACGCTCGTACCGTCGAGGTCTCTGTCTCCTCCAGCGGTGTCGTCCCGAACGTCAGTCGCCTCATATGGGATGCCGTAGGTACGGGTTAGTGCGATCAGTTCTTTACTTGTCACCGTCACCCCGAACCGTCTCGTCGAGCCCTGACGCTTAGGCTTGAGCCCTAGACGCTCTCTGAGGTAGAAGCCTATCGAGCGGGGCGTCTTCTTCTCTCTCGCGTCAGCGCCCTCGTTGAGCTCGTCAGCGAGCTCCTGACACGATATGAACACGCTGGAGCCTCTCTGAGCCAAGGCAGCCACGATCTCACCCTCGTAGGTATCGCCACGCCTCTCCGCGTGCTCTCTTGAGAGCTCGTCGCCCAGGTCTCGTAGGATGAGCACCAGGTCGGGGTCTGAGACCGTACCAGAGAGGATGAGAAGGAGCTGCTTGAGGCGCGGTGGCAGATCCAGCTCAGCGAAGCTCATGTCCATCTTCCCGCGATGCGTCCCGTATGTTCTGAGACGCCAGAGCAGCAGCTTGTTTCTCAGCTCGACGCCTTCTTCTTCTAAGCTCTCGTCGATCGAGAGCGGCAAGTCCTTGCGATCTGTGCGTGTGATACGCAGCTCGATGCATCGACTCTCGAGCGCAGCGTCTTTAAAGTGTTCGCGACTCATGATGATCTTGGGACCGAAGACCTTGTATCTCGCCGCGATGAAGTTGTCTCCAGATTTCTCCGAGCGCATGATACACATCCCTTTCACATACCCGGAGTTAAGGAGCTGCACCAGCTCCGCCGTCTTGTCGCTCTTGTCGCCGAGGTCAGCCTCGTCGAGCACCATTGTGCCACCCACGAAGTCAAGCGTTCTGAAAATAGGGGAGAGCGTCGAGGCAGCGATCGTAGCGAAGGCTTTGTAGCAGACGGAGCCAAGCACCTGGAGCCCCAGCCGCGTCTTGCCGCTCCCGAGGTCAGCGATGATGCGTAGGTAGGGGATCTCGAAGAACTCGTCGTGGCACCATGTGAACATCACGTAGAGAGCAGCCAGCTTCTCGTACCTCTCAGGCAAGTCCACCCATTTGCGGATGAACGAACGGATGTCACCAAGGAGCCTGTCTTCACTCCCGTACTCCAGAGCACCAGAGGGGAACTTCACGAAGGAGGCCAGAGGATCGTCGAGGAGTAGAGGGAGGAAGGTTGTCGCTTTCCCGTCGCCAGCGTCGTGGAGGAACTCTTTTTGAAAAACAAAATCTTTTGCGAGTCGGTCATAGACAACGAAAAACGGTTGTCCTTCTTGTATAGCGGCCTCAGCGATGAGCGTTGGCGTCTCGATGAACGTCCTACACGGCAAGCTCTCCTTTTTCTTGCGTGACATGAGAATGGGGATCAACGAGCTGTTAAACGGGTTGAGACGTTTTTTCTTTACGGTTCAATCTATAGATTGTGACTCTGATTCTGTCCGTGAACTTTTTGTCATCGCTTCCGAAGAACTCCGAGGCGAGCTCTTTGAGCGTCTTGATCTGGCACTCGCCAGCCGAAAGTTTAGTTGAATAAAGACGGAGGAACGAAACCAAGCTGCCGTACTCGCCACGATTGGGTGTCTCTGAGAGGTAAGTGATGATCATATAGTTCCAATCATACAGGCCAGTGCAAACTTTACAATGTGGATAGGTTACAGGAACGAACTACCACGAGCCTGAAATGTTTTCTTTTCCAACGTTTCACACAAGAAAGGGGGTTATAAAATAAGGCTTTAAACGTGGTGGTAACATGTTTTAGGAAACGTCGGAAGGAAAAAAGGAGGGGGTATGTACCACGTACCTGCAACGTGTACCCGCGCCTATACTACTTTTTACTACTACTTATAAAATCCTTTTCCGACGTTTCCGTTACACCTCGGTGAATTGTGTTTTGGTACCCGTTTTAATTGGTCGATTTTGGGGTGAAACGTCGGCAAAACGAAGTTTCAGAACACGTTTCCGAAAAGCGGGTCGATGTTTCCGACTTTGCAGAATTTGAGCTTAAATGTGAAAATCGGTTTTCGTTTTTTGTACCTATCATGTACCGAAACGATTTAAGGCTAAATAATGCAATTCACGCAGAATCGCGCGAGGGATTTTTAAGGTACCGATTTTGAGCAAAGAGTCGCGCAGAATCGCGCGATAGATTATTAGCTACAATGTTATGGATGTTTAAGATAATACGTTGGGTTGGTCGGAATGAGGTTAGTTTTTGTATGCGGTGGTGGGCGGTAGTTGAAAATAAAAAACCCCCCAATAGATAGCATAGGGAGGCTTTATGGTGTCGCCGTGTTAGCGGCGAGAGGGTAAAGCGTTGCGGTTGTCGCTAGCGGTCATTCTGATCGTTTACGGTGCTTGGAGCCCGTTGTAGAGCCTTGAGGATACTAATAGCGTTCCGGCGTATTGTCTCGTTGTCGGAGGCTAGGAGCTGCCCCAGGGTGTATAGCGTGAAGTCGGGCATAGGCTAGGCTTTAGGAAAGCCACGTACCCAACGCAAGACGGCTCCTATTTTTTGGGCAGACATACAGGCTTGACGTGCCGCCTTTTCTATTTGAGAGGTCGTCAACGTACCGTAGAGGGCGTTGAGAGCTACGGAAACGTCAAAGACTGTAGGCGGATATGTTTGAACCATAGTGAGCGGATTAGTTGTCAAAGTGCCGCCGCTATCAAACGGCAGGGAACGGCTTAATTGCCTACCCTATGCCGTCCACTTCGCTAGGAAATGGACGGGAAGGAAAGACTAGGGGCGAAAAGGGTGCTACCAATGTTTGACCTTCTCGAAGTGTTTTTTGTGGCAGTCTTCGGAACAGGACAAGCCGCATTTTTCGAGACTAGGACAAGTCCAACGTTCAACGGACAAGAGGACGCCGCAATTGTTACACTCTTGCGAAAAATGGCAGTCGCAAGCTTCCCCGTTGCGTGAGGCACAAATAGGATGTTCTTGACAGTGGGCGCATTCGCAATCTTCGGAGGCGTGGTTAGGGGCGTTGACAGGTTCGGGCATTTCGTCGTCAAAAACATCGTAGCAACCGCACCAGTCCACAAAGTCGAGTTTGTCGAAGGTTCCTTCTTTTTGGCTTGCTTCGATCTTATCAGCTAGGGAACGAACGGTGGAACGCAATGCTTGCCACGCTTCGCCGCCCTCTTCCGCTTCGGCAATAGCTACCCTAAAAACACTTTCGACTAGTGATTGATTGATGAGGTTCGTTTTCATAAAGGAAAAACAGGATTTTAAGGTTCACGCTTATTCTTCATCGTCTTTCGCCGCGCCGCACTCTACGCAACGGATAACAGGAAAGCCGCAGTTATCGCCCCCGCAATCGCAAGCGGTATCCCTTGAGTCGTTGTCGTTGGGTTCTTCCCATTTGTGGGCGGTATTGTTCGGGTCCACGGGTTCAAGATTTTCATCAAGTGATGACGGGCAGACGTCGGAAGGGATAGCGGCTATGTCGGAGTAAAAGACTTTTTTCATACGATCGATATTTATTCCGCCTCTTCGACGTTCGCGCACGCGGCGTCAATATCGGCGGCGGAAAACTTAAAGTTATCTTTTAAGATTGCCTTCAATTCTTCGAGTTGGTTTTTTTCTTCCTCTTTGAAGTACGCTTCGCATTCCTTGCCGCCGTCGTGTTCCATACCCCACAAGTTGGAAGAGGTGATGACCTGTCGGACGCCGGAAAGGTAAACGACGGCTTCGGCACGGAAGCCGTAGAAAGCGGAATCGCCTTTTTCGAGCCGCATAATATGCCTGTATTCCTGTTCCGCGCGTTCGGGGTTCGCAGGATTGAACCAGCGCAAAGTATTGTGTTCAACGCCGCCGCGTTCGTGATGGTCAATCGCGCCTTCTTTCGGTTTGTCCGAAAAAGTGCCAATCCAAGAAACGTCGGGGTTTTCGTCGAAATCACGGACGAAGCGGATTTTTTCGATTCTGGTGAGGTTCATAGAGCGAGGATTAGGTTTCGTCTTCTTCGTTCAAGATGTGCTGAATTTCGTTCAAGTCTTCGCGGATGTCTTCGACTTCGCACTCGTACCAGCAAAAGGCGGCGATGTCTTCGGCGTTCTTCGCGCCGCAGGCGATAGCGTTTTCTTGATCGGCGCGCCCGATGTTTTCCGTTAGCCATTCCATACGGTCGCGCGTGTAGACGCTGACGCGCCCGTCCGCTATCTCGTGGATGATATCGTCGAGCTTGTCGCTTTCGTCCTTGATAGCTTCGAGCAAGGCGGCGTCATCCTTGAACGTCGAGCCTACATAGTTTTCCAGCTCTTCGAGCGTATCGTTGGAGTTTGGCGACGTGATTTTTTCTTTCAACTTCTCGATAGTCATAGCATTTGAGCCATAGGGCTATTTAGGGGCTTAATCGCCCAGCGCAACCGCCCGAACGTGTCGGGCGCGAGCGTTGGAGGGTTAAACGATCAAACTTTTTACAATCTCCCACCGCATTACTTCGGTCAGTATTCGCACCTTGGCACGTGAAATGTTTTCGGTCGCTTCGTCTAGCAATTCTTTGTTGCCCGTCAGAGCGATTTGATATGCTAGCACGCACTCCTCTATTGTGGCAGACCCGTAAAGTTTGACATTCATATATTTAACGATCGTTGCGATACCACATTCGAAACTTACGCGACTTCGCTGCTGCAACTTCGAGCGCCCACAGAGCAAGAGCAAACGAACCGAGGACGTATGCGACGCTGTGCATAACTTGTAGGTTATTTCTCATCTGTAAACAGTGTACACCATAGGGAAGAAATTGTAAACAGGTAAACTGTGCATAAGTCTGGTAAACTGTGAATATATGGCACAACGAACAAAATTAACACTAAAGCAAGAGCGTTTTGCTAAGGCATATATTGTTGACGGAAACGCTACAGAGGCAACAATTAAGGCAGGATACAACGTAAAAAATAGAGACGTCGCGGCCGCGGTTGGTAGCGAAGTGCTTACCGTTCCTAAGGTTCAGGCCGCAATTCAGGATTGGCGCGCCTTTCTTGAAGATCAAATTATGCCAAGCCTTCAAGTTGTAAAAGACTTAGCGCAGACCGCAGAAGATCCGCGCGTTCGTCTTGCAGCGTCAAAAGATTTATTGGCGCGTGCAGGCGTTGGCAAACAAGTTCAGAACCAAAAAAACGTCATCAACGTCTTCGCGTCAATGGACGAAGGGCTTTTATTGCAAAAAATGGCGCAACTTGTTGGCAATAATTCTGCTAACGTTAGCGCAAAAGCCGATGATGTGTCGCCTAATATACATTGTCAGACTCTTAGCACAACAGAAAAAAAAGAAGAGCCGAAGAGCGCACAGGACGCAGAAGAAAAAACATAGCGCGGAAGTCTTGACGGGGTACCGGGGTTCGGTTGCGCGGTGGCTTTATAAAAAATATACAGTCTTAGATACCTCTCGGATTTTTTCCCAAAAAATTTTGTATGAGCTTCAAACTTTTTCTCCAAAATTTTTTCTCCAAGAAAAATTCTGTCACCCATACCTGTTCCCCCACACTCTTCTCTCATATCCCAGAGCTCGATCGAGTGAGCTTACACTACGATTGCCACACTGATATGTACTTGCTCCAGGCTTTTATGCCTGCTGCTGTTATCGAACCTATTTTGGACGAAACGTTCCCTACACACTTCTCACTAGAAGTCGATAAGAAATTGCTGCGAGCGACGAAAGATATTGTCGTTCACAAGCTCTTAGCGTAATCACATGGGACGCAAACCTAAATACACTATCGCAGAGCAAAAAGTTATTGGCAATTTACTCAAACCACCTCCTCGTAGATCTGGTCCCAAATCTAATTTCATGAAGAAATTAGAAGCGGAAGCGGCTGCGAGAAACACTGTTGACATCGACGCTCTTCCTGTTGATGAGCAGCTGCAACTCTACAAGGACGAGCTCGCAAGACGCCTCGCAAGACGTGATCTCCAGTTCTTGATGCACGACGTACTTGGCTATCCTGAGACCGACGAGATCCATAAAGAGATTGAAGAGTTCCTTCGTACGGTCTCTTCACCGGAAGGCCGCCACCGTGCGCTTCTTCTCATCCCCCGTGGGCACTTAAAGAGCACGCTGGTCACGGTCTGCTGGACGATCCAGCAGATTCTCTGCAACCCCAACATCCGCGTGCTCATCTCGACGGGCTACTTAGAGAACTCGAAGAGCTTTTTGCGCGAGATTAAAAATCATTTCGAACGTAATGAGCGTCTCCGCGCTCTGTTTGGCGATCTGGTAAACGCGGATGACAAGTGGACGGAGACGCAGATCGTGGTAAAGAGTCGCACGGAGATTAGGAAGGAGCCGACAATTCAGGTTTCGTCGGTCGACAAGTCGGTGGTCTCTCAGCACTACGACCTCATCGTTGGAGATGACTTGGTCAACCGGGAAAATATTAATACGAAGGAGCAGAGACAGAAGGTGTTGCTCTACTACAAGGACTTATACGACTTGATCGAGCCTGCGGGGTCGATGATCTTCATCGGAACTCGCTGGCACGCGGACGACCTCTATGGACGTATTATCAGAGACAACGAGACTTCGCTGAACTTCGACATTTTTGTGCGTACGGTCTGGGCTGACCAGGCGCATCGTAAGCCGCTCTTCCCTAAGAAGTTCACACCTGAGTACATTGACTCGCTGAGACGCGATAAGGGTCCGTACGAGTTCTCGAGCCAGTACATGAATAACCCGACAGACGACGAGAATGCTGACTTCAAGCGTGAGTGGTTGCGTACGGACGAGCTCTACAAGCTCGAGGCTGTGCCTTTGGCGATCTACGTGACGATCGACCCTGCGATGACGAAGGCAGAGACGGCTGACTACACGGGCATCGTCGTAAATGGTGTCGATGAGAACGGGAACTGGCGCATTTTGCGGGCGTATCGCAAGAGAATGGACCCGTCTGAGCTCATCGACGAGATTTTCTTCCTCCACGGCATCTACGGCTCACGTTTCCGGCGTATGGGGATTGAGAAAACGGCGTATACAATTGGTCTGAGACAGTCCATCGAGAACGCGATGATACAGAAGAAGCGGTTTTTTGATATAGTAGAGGTAGAACACAAGGGTCGTAACAAGGAGACGCGTATACGAGCCCTGATTCCACGGTTTGAGTCTGGCAGGATTACACTTTCTGAGTATTGCCAGGATCTTATTGAGGAGATTCTCTCGTTCCCGAGATCTGAGCACGATGACGTGATCGACGCTTGTGCCTACCAGCTCGATCTCGCAGATAGCGCTCAAGCGGTCTTGCCGCACGAGATCTCAGGCGGCGTTCTCAGAGTCATTAAACCCAGATTTCAAACGTATAATTCGTAGTCTATGGCAACGTACACACCGACAGCACAAGAAGCTCGTCTTCAGAGCTTCGCGCAACGAGCGTATTCATCGCTAAAAGATCAGCTTGCGTTTGTGACGGAGCGCGTGGCGTTTGACATGGTAAATATCGTCAAGCGTGCGCGGAAGAACTACTACGGCATCTACGATACTCCGCATGACACGGTGACGGGGCTTGAGAAGTATTGGATGCCACTCACGGAGCTGATTACTGAGACGGCGGTAAAGACGATCGACATTGATACGAAGAACTTTCAGATCTACACGACGAACGAGGTTTTGCCTGGTTGGGCGCGTATTCAGCAGCACGTCTTCTACGACAAACTTAAGCGTATTCGCTGGGGTCCCAAGCTCAACGACATTATTCGCCGCGCTTCGATCGACGGGACAAGCGTGCTCAAAGCGTGTAAGGAGTATGATCCGAAGTTGAAGAAGTGGGTCGTGATGCCGAAGGCGGTTGATCGTTTGAACTTCTTGACGGACATGACAGCGGATTGGCTGACCGACGCTCCGGTGAAGATGGAGCGGTTTATCATGACGCCTGACGAGTTCCAGTCCTACAATAAGGTCTGGGACAACGTGCAGTTTGCGACGGCGACAAAGGATGTGAGCCGTATCGACGATCTCCAGGTTGGTGGTCAGTCGGCGTTGTCGAATTCGAGACAAGATACACCGTATATCGTTGGCTATGAGATCTGGGGCAAGATGCCGCTTGATATTCTGACGGGGAACTCTGACGACGCCATGGATGTGTTTGACGGTCACGCTGTTGTGAGCGGCATGAACGGCATGAAGGGCTCCAACGTCATTACGCACCTGGTTGAGAAGAATAAGGCTGGAGAAGATGCTCCTTATCAGGAGATACGCCTACGTAAATGTCCTTCTCGCTGGGATGGCCGTGGCTATCCTGAGCAGCTCTTCGGTGCGCAGGAGTACGGGAACATGGTCATAAACCTACGCAAGAACAACGCACAGATCTTGCAGAACGGGCTCTTCAAGGCGAAGGTTGGTCGCGGTATCACGAGCGAGGTCGTAGCTCAGGCTGTCGCTGGAGGTATCATCCCTGTTTACGACATGGACGACCTGCAACCGCTTCCGGTTCAGGATGTGCGCCAGTCCAGCTATCTCGACGAGGACCGTATTACGGGCTGGGCACAGAAACAGACGTTCGCATCTGACTCGGTTCAGGGCGCTAACATGCCCGCCTCTACCGCAGCGACGACGGCGACGATCCAGGATCGCAACTCTCGCAACGCGTTCGACCTCATCGACGAGGAGATGGGTATGGCGTTTAGTGAGTTCTTCGAGAGGTTCGTACTGCCTGAGCTGCCTAACGAGTACTCGGTGGATGACGTGATCCGCGTGACGGGTGATGTCTCTGACCTCACAACGCTCGACGATGCGTACGTGAACCACCTCGTAAACACGCAGGTGCTCGACTACATTAAGAAAAACGTCTCCGTGCCTTCGCAAGAGGTTGTTGATCGGGAGAAGAAGCGCGCGCTTGAGAAGCTTAAGAGGCTCGGACGTAACCGCTTCCTCAAGATCACAAAGGACTTGCAGGAGCAGGAGTACGGGCTGGAGGTCGTCGTCGTCAACGAGCGCATTGACCGCGCACTCATCGTCCAGCAGCTCAAGGAGATGTACGCGAGCGCGGCGACGAACCCGAACTCGAAGTACGACCCCGACAAGATCATGGAAGAGACGCTACGTCTCATGGGACTTGATACGGGTCGCCTTGCGAAGGACCGCTCGGCGAACAACGAGGAGATCATCGCTATGCAGCTCTATGGCAAGCCTTCTGGTAAGGCTGCGATGCAACCGAACGCTGCGATGGTCGGTACTGGTCCGTCTGGGATGGCGGGCATGAACGCTGGGCAACTCGCTGGTAACGCAGCTACGCCACTCTCAACAATTAGTGTATGAGGAACACGCTTACGGAGGAGCAGATCAGGCTCTTGGATGCTGAAGGAAGGCATCTGAGAGACATGATGCAGACAGAGGGATGGAAGATTTTAGCTCGGCTCTTCACGAGCACAGTAGAGCGTCACGACTCCATTCATGGCATTAAAACTTTGAAGGAGATGTTGGCGAGACAGGAAGCAGTTGCTATGATGAATGAGTGGATGGAGGCTATCATCCAGAGAACAAGTCTACTGGAGCACAAAGCCGAGATCGCGCGACAGGTTCACGAGCGCAAAAGCATGAGCGGACTGGTGACTGTCGGCGAAGAGAAAGACGATGAGACATCGTGAAGGAAGGGGGTGAGTAACCCCTCCCCACGATCTCTTGTCTCGTAAGAGGCATGGTCGAGAGATCATTAAAAAACCCCACTCATTTAATCTGTATGGATCAATTGAACCCCCAACCCACATCCCCCGACGCTCAGGTTACAGTCGATGCAACCGGAGCAGGCGGTACGGAGGCTGGTCAAGGATCTGAAGCAGCGAAGTCTGCTATCGAACTCGAAAGGTTGTCCGAAGCTCTTGGCCGCAAGTTCTCGACCGTTGACGAAGCTCTGAAGACCGTTACAAATCTTAACGGCTTGGTAGGAGATCGCTCAATTCAAGACCTTCGCAAAAAAGCCGAAGCACATGACACCTTCGAGGCTCTCGTCGAAGGATACGCCAAAGAAGAAGGTCTATCCCAAAACGAAGCACGCAAGTTTCTTTCTGATCTGGCTAAAGGCTCAGCCCCTCAGAAAGACGAGCGCGTTGATAGCATCGCTCGAGAAGTGTCTGACCTGAAAATGACCATTCAGGAAAGTGCTTTCTTGAAAGACAACCCGGAAGCATCTCGCGTTATTAAAGAGCTTAAGACGCTAGCTAGTGCCACGGGACAGACTCTCGCAGAAGCGTACGCCTCGTCTTCACTGAGAGACTTGGCTGTGAAAGCGGCTGCATCAGAAGAGCGGGCCCAGATGGGGACCGGACTCAGACCGTCAAGCAGGACAGGAGTTCCTAACGATAAAGTTCGCGCTGCCGTTGAACGCCTTAAAAGCGATTCTTCCGGTGACGCGCAAGACAATTACGTGAAAGAAGTCCTCGGACTGTAAGACCGTCTCTCCGGCCACTGTCTCTATAAAAGACAGCCACTATGGCCGCAGATATTATCTTGCGTACATTCGGTGACGTGTCCGCCAAGGAAGATGTTCTCAGCATGATTGAGAACTTGACCGCAACGGAAAACACGTTCCTGAATCAGCTTGGCAAAACCCAAGCTATTAACACGATCCACGCGACGTTGACGGACACGCTCCGCACCGCGCAGTCTCGTGCCGTTGCAGAAGCAGTTGACGTGACGCTTCTCGCGAACTCGACCCCGAGCCGCGTTACGAACGTCGTAGAATCCATCGCCATTCCGTTCGGTGTTTCCGGTGTTCAGGATGCGATCGACCACTATCAGGGTCAGGTCGAATCCGTTCGCCAGACGCGCAAGGCTCTCACCGATTGGGGAAATGCCGCCGAATTCGACATCCTTCGCTCGACGCTCACCTCCGGTGCTTCCGGTACGGCTGCGACGATGAAGGGCGTTATCTCGTGGATCGCCACGAACTCGACGACCCAGACCTCCGGTACGACCTTCAACGCCACCCAGCTTCAGAACATCCTCGCGGATGTCTATGACAAGGGTAATGGTGAACAGATCACTGACATCTTCGTTGGTTCTCTCATGAAGCGCCGCATTTCCAGCTTCACTGCTGGCGCGACGAAGTTCATGATGGTGACCGATAAGACCGTCGTTGACGCTGTTGACGTGTACGATTCCGACTTTGGTCGCCTGCGCGTGCACTTGCACCGCTATGTCCAACAGTCGTCCGACGCCACGGGTCGCGTACTCGGCGTGAACATGGACAAATGGAAGCTCGCGTTCCTTCGCAAGCCTTTCATCCAGGATCTCGCTATCAGCGGCGACTACAAGAAGAAGCAAGTCATCGGCGACCTCACCGTTGAGGCTCGCAACGAAGCTGTGAACTTCTTCATGGCAGGTTTCCTCAAAGCGGCGTAAAAACCGTTTAAGGCTAAAAAGGATGTGGATATTCTCCACATTCTTTTTTGTTTCCCTATGGGGTACACTATCTGTATATGGAACTCACACAACGAAACGATCGGCGTAAGCTGATTGAAGAGATTACTGAGCGTTGGATTGGTAAAAACAAAGAAACACTGGCAACGTTTGCCCAAGCTGTTCGTGAAATGCGCCAAGCAAAGCCATACGAGAACCAAGGGCATGTGTACGTGGCTACAATCCCGTCCGATCTCATGAAACAGCTCGAGTTTGCGATCTCTGGAGAAGGAAGTGAACGACTCTTTGACCCGGATGGAGAGCTAAAATGGTTTTCAGAAAAGTTTCCTGAATTTAAGGTTTCCTATGACAGAAATGAATCAGAACGATAAAACTTTGCCGACGATCTCGTTGGCGATGATCGTCAAGAACGAGGAAGAGTGGCTTCCAAAGTGTCTTGATTCCGTTAAGGATATTGTTGACGAAATTATTATCGTTGATACGGGTTCAACGGATAAAACTAAAGAAGTTGCCGAAAAATACGGAGCAAAAATTTACGATTTCACGTGGGTAGACGATTTCTCGGCGGCGAGAAATTTTTCCTTCTCCAAAGCGACAAAAGATTGGATTCTCTGGCTCGATGCCGACGACCGACTCGACGGTGCTGAGAAGCTGAAGGATGTACTCACGAAACTCGATGCGCAGTTCACGAGTCTCTTGATGCAGTACTTCTATGGCTTCGATGAATTTGGCAACTGCACGGCTCTCCATATGAAGAACCGTATCGTGAAGAACGATGGCAACTTCTTGTGGCAAGGTCGTATTCATGAAGACCTCATTCCGAAGATGACGACGTCTGTTACGTCTACGGTAGATGTAGCCGTCTATCATCGTGCTGACGCACACCGCGTGCGCTCTAGCTCTGAACGCAACCTGCGTATTGCTCGTTCTGAATATGAGCAGAAGCCGCTTGATCCTCGCGTTGTCTTTAACGTTGCGAACGCGTGCGTCGGTAATGGGCTCCACGAGGAGGCGATTAAGTACTATCTCGAGTATCTCTCGAAGTCAGGGTGGGATGAAGAGAAGTACGTCGCGATTACCCGAGCAGCCTTCAGTCTGTACGAGCTGGGGCACATCGACGAGGCGATGAACATGTTCTTCCGAGCCGTGAAGCTCCGACCGAAGTACGCCGATGCTTTCCGTGGCCTCGCTATCTGCTCGATGCGTAAGGGCGATCTCGACGATGCCGAGGAGTACCTTCTCTCGATGCTCTCAAAGAACAAGCCTGACTCGATGCTGGTCTGGAACCCGTTCGAGTACGAGGTTGTCCCATACTACGATTTGGCTCAGGTGTATGTGAGCGGTCACAAGATTGATAAAGCGATCGAAGCCTGCAAGATTTTTATTGAAAAGGCTAAAGGCCACGAGAAAGGCGAACAACTTCTCAAGGAGCTCCAGAGAGTGAAGAAAGACATGGACGTTGTGGATAGTTTCATTACGGCTGGAGAACGCTTGGAGACTGATAAGCTCACGGCAAATCTTGAATTGCTCTTCTCTGCTATTCCGAAAGAATTTCGATCAGAACCGCGTGTGGTTGCCATGAAGCACCGCAATTTCGTGAAAACGGAATCATCTGGTCGAGATGTCACGATCTATTGCGGTAAGGCTTGGGAGGAATGGGGTCCAAAGTCTCTTGATAAAGGCATTGGAGGTTCTGAAGAGGCCGTGATCCGTCTTTCACGTGAATGGGCTAAGAAAGGGTGGAACGTAACGGTCTATAACAACTGCGGCCCCGAAGAAATTACGGACGGCAACGTTATCTATAAGCCGTTCTGGGAATTCAACCCGAAGGACAAGACCGATGTGTTCATTTCGTGGCGCGACCCGCTCGTGTTCGACTACGAGATCAACGCTCCAGTGAAACTCCTCGATCTCCACGACGTTCCGAATATCCTAGATTACACGACGAAGCGCATCAAGAACATTACGAAGATCATGGTCAAGACCATGTATCACCGCAATCTCTTGCCGACGATACCGAACAAGAAGATTACGGTGGTTGGTCACGGTATCGACCCATCTGAGTTTGAAGAGAATGTTCCACGTGGAACTCACCAGGTTGTCTACACGAGCTCTTACGACCGTGGTCTTGAGAACTTACTCACAATCTGGCCCGATGTCATTAAGGAAATTCCAGATGCTCAGTTGAAGGTTGCTTACGGCTGGGATCTATTCGACAAGATCCAGGGCGGCAACAAGGATCGCATGGCTTGGAAAGAAAAGATGCTCGAGATGATGGCCCACCCGTCTATCAACGAGCTCGGTAGACTCTCACACGCTGATGTGGCGCGTCTGATGAAATCCTCCGATGTTTTTGCCTATCCCTGCCACTTTGAAGAAATCTTCTGCATCGCTGCTGCGAAGGCTCAGGCCGCTGGAGCTATTCCGGTAGTAGGTATCTCTGACAACTGTCTTCGTGAAACTGTTGGCATCGGTATCCATATCTCCGGAGGTCTTAAGAAAGTTAACCGTGATCAGTTCTACGGGCAGGGAGCCCCGACGTATGAGGAAGTGCTTGAGAAATACAAGAACGAGCTCATCAATTTCTTGAAAGATGATAAACTACGATCTGAGGTGCGTGAGCAGGCTATGAAATATGCCCGCGAGACATTCTCATGGTCAAAGGTCGCAGATCAATGGATTGAACAGTTCAGTCCTGTAGAGCAGGTAACTAAACCTGCCGAAGAAAAGAATATGGAAGAAGAAGTTGTCGTTGAACCGACGGAAACCGTCGTGACCGAAGAAGTTGTCGCTGCTCCGGAAGCTCCGGAAACGAGCGAGGCTCCTACGGAAGAAGTCGCGGACTAGCATGTTGATTCCGCGCCCTCTGGGCGCGGGGATGAGCATACTAAATTAGACTGCTATGAAAATTGCCTTCATTCACGACTGGGAACCAGACATCTTCCAAGAGATGACCTGGCAGGACGGCCTCGCTGCTGCGATCGCTATCTTAAAGACGAGACATGATCTCGAGTTCTTTACGGTAGGTCCGCGCATGGATCTCCAACACCCGTTAGTTGGAACTATTCATTTCGTTCCGGCGGGGGAGCAGTTTGTGGAAGTAGTCAAAGCGTTTAACCCCGATGTCATCTGGCACTGGGCTGATGCTACTCGTCCTCACGCTGAACCGCTCAAAGCGCTCGGTAAACCGATGGCGCTCTCCTTCGCTGGTGGTAATCCGTTTGGTCCGACGTGGCACCTGTTCGACCACATTTTCGTAGAGTCGAATTCTTATCTTTCTCAATACCAGAATGTCGGAGGACTTTCTGTCTCGACGGCTTTTGGAACGAATACGAAACTTTTTGATCCTTCCCATGCCCAAGTTAAAGGACAGTCCAAAATCTTCGATGTCTGTTTCCCGGCCACGTACTGCGACTGGAAACGTCATAAACTTTTTGCCGAATCGGTCAAAGGGTATTCCTCTGTCACTAGCGGTTTCATGTATGCAGACCACGAAACCTATTGCTGGGAAGCCGCTCAAGGGGCCGGCAGTCTCGCTCTCCCCCACGTCTCGGCGGAAACGCTCAGGCACATCTACGCGGCGTCGCGCACGTGCCTCATCACGAGCCACTGGACGGGTGGTTCGCAAAGGACGGTCTTAGAGGCGATGGCGATGAACATTCCTCTCATTACCATGGCCGACTCCGACAAAACGAGTGAATATCTCATGGACGCTGAGGAAGGTCTCGTCGTTGCTCCTGAACCTGGTGCTATTCGAGAAGCTCTTCAGGAGTCATTGCACAAGAAAGTAAACACGAGAGATTACATCCTTTCAAAGTGGAGTGAAGAGCATTACGCTAACGCTATTGAGTCTGGTCTTAAGAAAATCGTATGACACTAAACTTCGAACATCTCCGCGACTCTGATGCTATGACGCGTGAAGAAGGCGAACTTCTTTACTCTCTTGTCCGCTCTATTAAACCGAAGTATTGCCTTGAAACGGGGACGCACAAGGGGCTCTCGTCGTGCTATATCGGTCAGGCACTCAAGGATAACGGGTTTGGCCTTCTCGAGACGTGCGATCCGGTTGATCTTATGCAGGATGCCTCCATCGCCACGGCCGGACTTACAACTCAGGTGAAGTTTCACATGAAGCGCGGCGTCGATATGGTTCCAGCCTCACCGATCGGCTTCCTCTTTATCGACGGCTTCCACGGAAAGCAGGACGTGGTAGACGAGTTCGTAACCTTCCGTCCTTATCTTGCCGAGAACGCGATTGTCGCCTTCCACGACTGTGACCTCGTTGAGTATTGTGGCGTGAATCAGGCTGTCGCGGAACTTGGTTTAACGACGGTATGGATTCCGACGCAAAACCGTATGCGCCTCTACTCTCACCGCAATGTATGACGCAGCACATCGGGTGGTTTGGCCACGGAAATCTCGGTGACGATGAGATGCTCCGTATCTTGGAAGAACAACTTCCGGATACGGAGACGTTTGGTGGAGGTACGCTCATCACACCAGCTTTTAAACCAGACTCGGAGTTCTATTCAAAGATCACAGATCCGGATAATACTGTTGGTGTCTCTCTTGGTGTATCTAACAATTGGAATGGAGAGGGAGCGGAACTGCTTAGGAGATTTAAAGCAATTTATGTGCGTGATCTCTTTTCACACGTGCAGCTCAAGCGCTTTAATATCGACTCCGTAGTTTCTGTTGATTTGTGGAACTATCACGTCGCTCCTAAGCGCACTCGTTTCCGTAAGGTTGCAAATCTTATTGATTTGTCCCATAAGGAAGACAAATATTTCAACCTTCTTCCGCATTATATAATGGATAACCGTAACGGTTTTGAGTTCTTTCAAATGGGCCAAGCGCACAACTTCGTCGGGGGCTCGAAGGTATTCTCAGATGGTAAAAAACTTATTGAATACCTCTCAGAAGCGGAAGTCGCTATTACTACCCGTTTACACGCAACAGTAGCAGCTTGGATAGCTGGTGTGCCAGATCTACGACCCGTCTTCTATGATCCCAAATGCGGACACTTCTTTGATCGAGTGGCCTCCATAGACAGAGCTGAGGCTCATGAGCTCATCATGCGGCACTTAGAAGAAATCCGTGCTCTTTAAATTCAAGTAGCCTGTACCATGGTATTAAGTCTGATAATCGTCCTGAAAACTTAGAACTATGTTCTAGCCAGTCTGAACACATGAAAAAACACTATGCCAAAAATTAGTTGCATTACTCCAAGTATCCGACCTGATGGACTCAAGGAGGTTGAGGATACCCTCAAAGGACAGACGTTCACTGACTTTGAACATATCCACAAGTTGTCTGTTCCTGGACCTGTTCCCGACCTCTGTAACGCACTAAACGACTGCGTACGGCGCTCATCCGGCGAACTCATCGTCATACTCCAGGACTACACCAGGATCGCTCCAGACGGCCTCCAGCGGTGCTGGGACAGGTATCAGGAAGATCCGGAGGTGGGCTGGACGTTCGTTCTGCAAAAGACAGAGGACTGGAAGACGGTTACGAAGTCTGATTGGCGTCTCGACCGCCCAGACGGGTCTTACGTCTCGTGGTACGAGTGGGAGACGGACTTCGCATGTATACCGAAAAAGGCTATACTAGACGTAGGTGGGTGGGATGAGGACTACGACTCAGGATTCTCCTGGGACAACGTAGACCTCGCCTATCGTCTCTTTAAGAAGGGGTGGGGGTTCAAGGTGGATACCAAGAACCGCGCCCTCGCTTGGGACCACGATAAGTTTATCCCGCATCCATACCGTCATAAGCCAAACCTGGACCTGTGGACAGGTAAACGCCGTGAGATTGACGGGGGGAAAGTGAAGATGCCGTACCTCGACTAGAATTACAATTCGACTGCTATATTTTTCAGGTGTCACGGCCGTGCACCGGAGTTACATAGCAGTCGCTCCAAGGACACGACCAAAGACACCGGAACTCACCTGGTGTCTTTGTCTATATGGGAATGTCATTTGGTATAAACTTAATACGTAACGAAAAACTTTCAAAAGTATGACAAATACCCAGATTTTCGACTACGTACGAGCTCGTACGAACACGAACTCTGGAACGTTGACGAATACAACGCTCTTTCTTTTTACCAACGAGCGCAATCGTCAGTTTTGTGCCGCGCTCCAAAAAGTACGCGAAGATTTTCTCGG